AAAATCTGAGGCACGCACCTACCATCCAAAAGCAGATTCGTCATTTATGGCTGACGCTTTCGCTGCACAGTTCAACAACGATTACAGCGCACAAGAGCGTTTGGCTCGTCACATGAACGAAGAGCGTGTAGAACGCCGTGATGTTGATTCAAGCAACTTCGCAGGCTTGGTTGTGCCACAGTACCTAACTGAATTGGCAGCACCATTGGCTCGTGCAGGCAGACCGACAGCAGACATTGCTAACAAGCATCAACTACCTAATGCTGGTTTAACAATTTCGTTGAGCAAGATCACAACAGGTTCAAGCGTTGCAGCCCAAACCGAAAAAGCATCTGTTTCAGAAACCGACATGGATGATACCAAGTTGGACATTTCTGTTAAGACTTTTGCAGGTCAGCAATCAGTAACCCGTCAGGCACTTGAGCGTGGAACAAATGTGGACACAATCGTTATGCAAGATTTGGTTCGTGCATATCACACCACATTGAACACAGCAGTAGTTGCTGAACTTCTTGCATCAGCAGGACAAACAGTTACCTACACCGATGCTTCACCAACCGTTCCAGAGTTGTATCCAAAATTGTTGGATGCCATTCAGAAAGTTCAAACAACTTTCTATGCTGGCCCAAATGTGATCATCATGCACCCACGCCGTTTGGCTTTCATCTTGGCTGCACTTGATTCCAGCAACCGCCCATTGGCAGTTCCAACACCTTACGCAATGAACCCTGTTGCTGTAGGTAACGGTTCTGTTCAGTACGGCAATAGCGGTTACAGCATTGCAGGTTTGCCTGTTATTACTGACGCAACCGTTTCTACTGCACAAGGCGCAAGCACTAACCAAGACACAATCTATGTTGGTAACGCACAAGAACTGCACCTTTGGGAGCAGGGCAATGGCGAGCCAATGATGTTGCGTTTTGAGCAGCCTTTGGCAGCAAAGTTGGAAGTGCTTGCAGTCGTTTACGGTTACGCAGCCTTCACAGCAAATCGTTACCCAAATGCGTTTGCACAAATCAACGGAACTGGATTAGTCACACCGACTTTCTAATTCTGATTAAAGAAATTGTGTTCGGGTTGCTGATATCCTTCGGGGTGTCAGCAACCCTTTCGCATTTACGGAGTGAACATGAATCAAAATATTGAATCTTTATTGGTTGAGCGTGCAGGATATGAACGGCGTGGACTTCCAGATCGTGTGAAACAAGTTGATGCACAGTTGCGTGAACTAGGTTTTGATCACAAATATATGTCTGAACCACAAATTGAAACTGCCAGCATTGAACCATTGACGGAGCGTGCAATACGCAAAGCAGTCAAAAAGAATCAGGCATAAATGGCGATTACACTTGGTTACGCAACTTTGGCAGAAGTTAAATCAGCATTAAGAGTTACTGATTCTGTTGATGACACCCTGATAGAGAACGCTATTGAGGGTGCTTCACGCCGTATTGATGGTTATTGTGGCAGATGGTTCTATAAAACTTCTGCAACACCTGTAGCAGTGTTTCCGTTCAATGAATATTTGGTGCGTTTTCCTAATGATGTTGCAAACAGCACGGTAATAATCAAAACCGATACAAATGGTGACGGAACATATGCCACTACCCTTACACAAGGTACGCATTATGTTTTAGAGCCAACAACAGTCGTGTTGAATGGCAGACCATATTTGCAAGCAAGATCAATTAACAACGCAACTTTCCCACTATATTTTTCGCCTGCACCTGCAACAGTTCAAATAACTGCGTATTGGGGTTGGGATGCGATCCCTGATGACATTCGTGAAGCCTGTATTTTGTTATCTATGCGCCAGTTCGCACGCTTAAACGCTGCGCTAGGCGTTGTGGGGTTCGCTGATATGGCTATATCGGTTCGTGCCGTTGATCCTGATGTCCGTGATTTGTTGTCACCATACAAGATCATGGGTCTTGCATAATGGCAGCAACCGTCACACAAGTCGCTACAGGGTTAGCAACAAATCTGGCTACGATCACAGGGCTGCGCACAAGCACATATCAACCCGAACAACTAAACACGCCATTGGCGTTCCCAATAATTAACACAGTCAATTTTCACAAGGCTATGCGTGGTGGTGATGTTGTAATGGATTGGACTGTCAGCGTAATTGTTGGCAGATATACAGACAGAACTTCATTTGCTGCCTTAGATGGTTACTTGTCCTATTCTGGTGCAACAAGTATTCGTGCTGCCTTAGAGTCAGACAAGACGCTTGGTGGCGTGTGTCAAACATTGGTGGTATCATCGGCAGCAGACATTAGTAGTCTTAATTCTGCGGATGCAGAGTTTTTACAAATAACATTTTCAGTAACCGTTCACGGATAGGAATCCCAATGGCACAATATAAAGTATTGAGTGACAATTTTACGATTGGCGCACAAGGAGACACTATTGACAGCGACAAGTTGGATGGGTGTAATATCGCAGCATTGATTGAAAGTGGTCATCTCGCTGAAATCGGTTACAAAGCAAGCAAACAAGAAACGAAAGAAACGGAAAAATAAATCATGGCTGCAATCGTTCTCACAGACGCAACAATCTCAGTAAACGCTGTTGATCTAAGCACAAAAGCAAACAAAGTCACAATCAACTACGAGTTTGACTCTGTAGAAATAACAACTTTTTCTGCTACTTCTGGTGGCGCAGGACATTCATTTACTAAGGGTCTGCAAAACATTTCTTGTGAAATTGACTTCCTACAAGATTTCGCTGCTTCTGCTGTTGAAGCAACAATCTTTCCTCTTGTCGGCACGAGTACCACTCTGGTCTTTAAGCCAACCCAAGCAGCGACATCGGCAACGAACCCAACCTATACCATCACTGGTACATTCTTGGCTGCACATACACCGATTAACGGAAGTGTCGGCGAACTTAGCATGACTTCGTTGAAGTTCACTGGCGGAAGTCTTGCAAAAACAATCGTATAATTTAAGTTAGGTTCACACAATTAGAAGGAGCATGAAATGAAAATTGCGCTAACCGTTGAATTAACTGATGGTACAAAGAAAGATGTTGATGCAGTCTTTGCCGACTTTGTTGGCTTTGAACGAACATGGCAGCGATCTGTAACAAAGTTTGAACAAGAACTACGCCTAACAGATTTGGCTTGGCTTGCTTGGTCTGCGCTTACACGCACAGGCGAAACTGCTTTGAAGTTTGATCCTGAATGGATTAGAACTGTTACACAAGTTTTGACACGGGATGAGGAGACACCAGTAACGCTGGATGATAACCCTTTAGAGGTAAAGAGCGTTTAGGTGAGGATTCTGCGCATTGGTTGATCGTGCATTTAGCGCACGAATATCATATTGCGCCAGCAGTGTTATTGAATGAATCTGAACAAATGTTGAATACGATGCTGCAATATTTGAAGTGGCTTGGCAAACAACAACGCAAACAGGGGAAAAGGTAGTAATATGCGTGCATCATGGCTGCTGATTTCACTACTACTGTTGTTGGTTTGCAGGAAACTGTTGCGCATCTACGCAAATACGAACCAGATGTATTAAAAAAACTGCAAAAAGATATGAAGGGCAGATTAAAGCCTTTGGCTACTGCTGTTGGTTCAGCATTTCCTGATTATCCCAAAACTCAAAACGGTATGAATTGGCGTTCAGGCAACGGGTATTCGGATAGTGGTCAAACTGTTTCAAGGGCGAAACACAAAAAAGGTCACTTCCCGTTATGGGATGGACTCGCAAGAAGCCGTGTAATCATTTCTAGTAGCACAGGAAAAAACTCTTTTGCTCGTGTAGTAGAAATGTCTCCTTCTGGTTCTGTGTTTGATAGTGCCAAGAAGTCTAAAACAAAAGGATTTATTAACGCTTTAGATTATGTTTCACATTCTGGAACAAAATCTGGTGGGAAAAGCAGATCACGAGTTATGTTGCCTAAAACTAAACAAAACTATCCGATGATTGAAAAAGAAGTTGCAATCGTTGTTGAAAAACTGAATCAAGAAATAACAAAAGTATTGGGCGGTTACTAATGTCTGGTGGCGTTGGTGTAAACATTTTCTCTCACTTTCACGGTGAGGGTGTAGCAAAAGCAATCAAAGAGTTTCAGAAACTACAAACCGTTTCAGCAAAATCACAGTTCGCCATTAAGAAGGCTGCCGTTCCTGCTGCTGCTGCGTTGGCAACTTTGGCTGTGGCTGCCACAAAGGCTTTGCACGCTGCAATGGAGAATGAAGTTTCTCAAATGCGCTTTGAAAAAGTCATGCGCAATGTTACTGGTGCAACAACTTCCCAAATGGAAGCGATCAACAAAAACATTGAGGCAATGGCAAAACAGACTGGTATGACGCAAGAACAGTTGCGACCAGCACTTCAATATTTGACGGTTGCTACTGGATCAGTTACTACAGCACAAAAAGACATGAAAATTGCTATGGATATTTCTGCTGCAACTGGCGCAGATTTGGAAACAGTGACGGCTGCATTAGGAAAAGCACATAATGGAGTAACTAGGGGTTTGGTAAAACTTG